CCGCTTTCCGCTCCCTGCCAGAAACCGACACAAGCCTTTTCGTGGACGGCGACACCGTGACTTTCCAGCGCGGAACCGTGGCACGGGACGTTTACAACACCGTAGCCTACCTCTTTGACGACAACGAATGGCACTACGTTACAGGCACATGGAGCCGCATAAGGACTGCCACCGTTGACGGCCTTCCCCAGCAAACATGGGAATCCGTGCCGTTTACCAGAATCAGGCACGATACAACGGCGGTAAAAACCAACCCCAACAATACGGGTTATTTCTACACCCACACCGTATTTCTGTACGGAACGCCCTCAAGAGAGATAATTTTTCAGCGGCAGACGTTCAATGTAAATCAGGTTACGGAGCGGACAAACCAACCAATTGAGGGCGATATAATCTTTACCTTCTGATCCGCAGGTAGCTTGCGGTATCTTACCACATGGGAGTTCTTATGAGTAAAATAGCAGTTTTTGCCGTTATCAGTATATTCCTTTTGTCATGCACTTTGAGCTACCCAAACGATACCGTCTTGACCAACCATTCAAGCAGAACCGTGACCGTGAATCTCTACGGTGCCAACAGGATAACATTATCCCCTAGTGAATCCGTCTCAATAGAAACCCGCCGTGACATGAACCCCAGAGAAAGAATTCAAAGTTTCAGCCCGGATCGGAGGGTGCGCTTTGTGTACACAAACCCAGCTTTGACCCTCGAGTTTTTTGACCGCAATCGCTATGAAGTGAGAATCCTTAACCTGTCAGGGCAAGCGGGAACGCTTTCTGCCGACGGGTGGATGGACAGCACGTCGTTTGGCGCACAAAACACTGAGCAGGCAATGGGAAGATTTGTATACACTAGACAACCTGTTTTTGCCGCAAGGGCTGGCGGTTTTTATTTGCCTGTTCTATACAGCAAAGAGGCGAATGTTTTTTTTGTCACCATTGGAAACTAATCTCTGCGCTATCTAATCGTTACATACATAACATTGCTAACAATCTGAAAATACGCCGTTGCTGGGAAGTTTGAAAAAGAGGCGGTGAAAGCGGGATTTGCGGTATATATCGTGCCTGTATTATCATCGCCGACTTGTACAACCATCGGGTCAATATCCAGATAACCGCCAGCGGATAAGGTAACGGGTACGGAAAGCATATTGTAAACAACGATAGGCATTGATTGGAGGTCAACGAATCTTCCAGTCCATCTGCCAGTATTGACGAATTCGACACGCCTTGGTGGATCGCTCTCGTAATAGTCCATGACGATACTGTTTGTGGTACTCTGCACCGCAAGGGTTTCCCCCGCCCGTACCATGAAAAAATCTTCTATTTGCAGATCGGGTCGATTTGTTGTCTTTACCCTGAAAGTAACGTCATGGGATGATTCGTTGCTGATAAAGCTATCATTCAGTTGGGAAGGAACATCGCACCCAAATAATAGCCATATTGCCAAAAATGACACAATAAAAACGCACTTTCTCATACAACTACCCCCCCTGAAAACCGTATAGCATCAGTTTATGGGATAAAATATGGTCTGTCAAGCCAAAATTAAACTACACGCAGGAAACCGTTGGAATCCCTCCATATCGTTCCTGATTCCAGACCGGGGCTCGTTGGCAGATTCAAGAACCTTGCTGTTTTTACCCCTACTCCTATTTGAAACCAAAGGGAAACAAGCGTATTTGGAGAGACTCCGGCAGAAGTAATCCACACTGGAGATCCAGTACCATCAGCGCGTGCAGCCTGCATTATTATGGGTGCATTAGAAGCAAACCAATACGTTATTGATCGGATTGGTATTGTGCCTGCCATTCCGGCTTCTACTGGAACCACTACGCCGCTGGTGCTTGGAGGGGGGAATCCTAGTCCAGCCAACTGATTCACGATTGTCATTGTATTAGTCCCTTGAGCAAAAACCCCAGATGCGGGAAAACGCCGAAATGTCCCATACTCCACAACGAAATTTCCTGACCTTATGCGGCCATTAAATACCGCCCCATCTCCTATGGTAACGTTGTCAATATCTGCGTTCTGAATACGCCCGCGGTTTACATTGATGCTGTTGGCCTCTATATGCCCGTCCGTGATCCTAAACCCCGCGCTGTTGGCGGCGAAGTCGCTGCTCTCTATGCTGCGGCCCGGCCCGTTTATCCGTATCCCGTTGGCAAGGCTTCCCACGACAAGGGTGCAAAGTATGTTGAACGTGTTGGCCGTCCCCATGTCTAAAAACAGGGTGCGTATAAACGCCGTCGAGAAAATCCCGTCCGGCGCGCCCGCGGTAAGATCGTTTAGCGCAAGCATATACTTGTCCCTGTTCGTCTCCACCGGAAGCCGTCGCCAAACCCTGCCGTCCCACTGCATGAGCCTCGCCGTCTGCCAGATGCCAACCGTCACGCCGGTGAACATGACGAAGTTCCCGCGGTGCATGACCTCCCCGTTGATCCTGCCAGTGTTGTTCACGTCGGCGATAGCGGTAGACCCCCTGTACCTCTCGTCCCACCGGGGGGGCTGGTATTGGGGGAGCACGGAGAGGGACGTTTTGTACAGGGCCTTGCGTTCCTCGTCCGTGAGGGCGCGGGTGAAGAACATGAATTCATCGCCCAGCCCGTGGAACCTCTGGCTTGGCGGGGGCCCCTGAATGCCGCCTATACATATCTGCCCAGAGCCCGCCACGGCAAGCGCAGGAAAAATGACAGAAGGCCCATTGTTCATGCTGAACGACATATTATTGCCCTCGCGCATAAGGACGATATGCGTCCATTGATTGCGGCCAATCGAGGAAAAGGCAAACTGCGAGCCGCCAACAAGGACGGCCACCTGATAGACGTTTGGCGCTTGGTTCAACAATGCAATTTGAAAACCTCCAGCGCCGATGACGTGAGACGTATGGCTGTGCGCCTCCCTGACGTTGATCCACATTGAGATTGCGAAATCCCGCTGGAAAAAATCGGCGGATATGGGCGTAATGACAAGCCCTCCCCCCAGGAAATCAAGCCCCTTCCCGTGCCTGCCCTGCGTCGGGATCACCCCTCCGCTTGCGGGCATGGTGGCGTGGTTGCTCCCCGCGGAGTCGAGCAGGGGGGAGATGTAGGAGCCGTCGCCAAAATAGACCGCCTGTATTTCAAAAACGCTACCTGGTTGGCCAGAGTATATGACAAAATTGGAAAATGCCGTCAGGTTTGGTCTTGCCAGGATTACGGCATGGTTCCCAACGCCGCGCCGCTCGGTAAAAAGAATTTCCCATCCGAACAAAACTTCCCCGGCTATTACCCTAACCCTTAGAGCGGCGATGGGGATATTGGCGGGAACGTTCCTCCATACGCCAGCGCCGGTGTCCCCGGACACTCGTATTACCTCGCCAGAAATCGACGCACCACCAACGTTCACGTTCCAACCAGCAAGCGAGTCAAAGGAGTCCTGCCTAAAATGGATACCCGCGGGATTGTCCGGAATCTCCGGCAGGTCGTCGCACGACCAGTAGGCGTAAGCGTCAATGGGGATAGCGTCTATGCCGAGGCCGTCCTCCCCGTCCCTTCCGTCCTCGCCCCTCTGGGCGATCAGCGTCCTGAAGTCCTGCGTCGCCGGTGTGCCGCTGTCGAACGCGACCCTCTCCAGCTTCCACAGCCAGCGGAACGCGCTGTCGAGCGCGGGAGCGTCGGCGAGCCAGCTCCCCCACTGACCTGCGGGCGGATACGCCGGCGGCGTCGCGGTGTTCGCACGCTGGAAGCGAATCTCTATGGACGCGATGCCCCTGCCCGTCGCCCCGTTTGTGCCGTTCGTCCCCCTGCTGGAAAGCATGGAGGGCATCGTCCACGTCCCCACCAGCGCGTCATCGGCGCCGATGGCGGCCTGGATCATCCACACCGATCCGCCGGCGGAGGCGGGCGCGGTCATGGCGGTTGACCAGTTGGCGGGGTTGCGGTCGGCGAACGCCGGGTTTCCCGGATTGGCAACGTCCGCGTCGTTCGTGCGGAAGCGGAACTCGGTGTAGTTCCCCGCGGGGCCGGGGGCCCCCGTCTGCCCGTGCACCGCCTGCAGCCCGACTATCACCTGGCCCGTGCCGTCGGTGAACGCCGTCGCCTGCCTGAACCACAGCCAGCGGTTCGTCGCGTCGGTGGCGGGCTGCGCGGTCACCCAGCTGTTTGCGGGATTGGCGCCGTCCGGGGTCTCCGGCGGCTGCGCGGCGCTGGCGGTCGTGCGCCAGCGGTAGGCTATCGAGGCTATGCCCCTTCCCGCGCCGCCCGCCTCGCCGTGAACGGACTCCAGCCCCACCCGAACGCTCGACGCGCCGTCGGTGAAGACGGTGGTCTCCCTGTACCACAGGAAGCGGTCGGCGGAGTTGGGCACATGGATCGCCGCGTCCCACTCGGCCCATCCCGCGGCCGTCTCGGCCGGCGGCGCGCCTGAGTCGTTCCGCAGGAAGGCGTACGCGACCGAGGATATGCCGACCCCGTCCTTTCCGTCCGCGCCGTCCGCCCCCTTGTCCGCGAGCAAGGCGAACCTCTGCGCCGCCGTGGGGTTTGTCAGGGGCCAAGGCGGGGTGGACCCCGCGTGGGTTATCCTTGTTATGGTTATGAACGAGCGGCCCTGGAAGGTGAACACGTCGTCAACCTCGAACGGGGTCGGCGACCACTTGCCGCGGAAGTTAAGCGACCTGCCGTCCTCGCCCTTCGCCGGGATCCCCGTGTCCGTCGCGCCGATCCACCAGTTGCCGTTGGGGCCGACGCGCGGGGCCGCCGGCGAGGGAACGTAGGGCGCCATGGGCGGGGTGCGGTAGACCCTCGGCGCCGTCGGCAGTATCCGCGACTCGTACTCCGGTATCGCGTCGATCGCGCCCGTCCCGTAGATCCTGTCGTCGTACCTCGCGAGGGTCAGCCTGTGGCCCTTGCCCGTCGGGCTGGCGTCCATGACCACGCACCGCTTGGACTCCAACACCCTTGCGTGGCCCTCCCGCAGCCCGTCTATCACGCTGACTATGTTTCCCAAAGCCGGCTTGTCGTGCGAATGGGTTATGGGGGAGGTGAACATGAGGCGGTCGGTGTACTCCCCGACGCTTTGAATCCGCTTGGTCACAACGTGGTTTCTGTTCCCGTCCACCACGTAGAAGTCCACCCAGTAGTCGCGATCCTCGCGCAGGTCGTGCCGCTCCATGGTGCGGATGCCCACGACCTCGCCGTTCTCGACGATGTTCTCGACGATCTCGCCGTCGCCTATCCCTATCCTGAATCCTTTGTGCGAAACCTTCAGCAGCGTTCCCGGCGCGTAGTGCCGCCCCTCCCTGCCGACCTCGACGGTTATCTCGCCGGGCTGGAGGATCTCCCGCGCCATCGTCCGCCTCGCCAGCCACATGGCGTGGTAGTAGTCGGTCACGTACTCGGGGCTGAACGGCTTGAACTCGTTTCGGCCCTCGACGCGCTCCACCCTCGGGCGCAGCGCCCGCTCCGTGCGCTCGCTCCAGTCGCCGTCGCGGTCGACGAACCTCACCATGTATCCGTCAAGCCGCCTGGACAGGTCGCGGCTTTCGCTCATGGAATCCCGCACGATCCTCTGGGGGTTGAGCAGGGCGGCCGGGGTGTCCTTGCGGTCGTCGTACCAAAACCGCAGCTTGCCGAACTCGCCCGCGTACATCCCCGCGTCGCAGGCGGCGAGCGTCCTTTGCAGCGCGTCCAGCTTCCTCGTCGCGCCGGTCAGCACGCCGCACGCCTCCAGCCTGACGGGGCGAAGCCCGGAGCCCGCCACGGTGACCTCCCTTGAGTCGCACCATTCGTGCAGCCCGCCGAGGCTTTCCAGGTCAAGCTCGGAGTCCCCGTGCCTGCTGGGCTCGTGTATCAGCCCGGTCATCAGCTCAAGCGCCACGGCGGCGGGGTTGGAGGTGGCGGTCTTTTCCAGGCTCCACCGGCCGCCGTCCCACGTCCTCCCGGTCATCGAGGCTATCGCGTTGAACCTGTCCATGTGCTCCTGGGTGTTCTCGTTGACCTTGATCTTTATCCCGACGCGGCAGAGCTTGTCGGCCAGGGAGGGGACGATGTTTTTCGCAGGGATAAGCCTCGGGTTATCGGTTGCCATCGCTTCCCTGGTTCTCCTGGGCGAGTACTGCCTTGTCCGTATCGCCGTCAGCACGGTGCGGCTGCGGTAGCCGCCCGTGTGCTGCATGGTGAGCCTGGTCGTCCTTATGTGCACGGGGGCTCCGTCGTCGGAGTATGCGGATGCGGGCAGATCGACCGCGGCGATGAAGCGCATCTGCCTCATGCTGTTCCTGGTGAGCCCGAAACCCGGGCCGTCGTCGGCGTTGACCGGACGCCATTCGCCAAGCTGGTGGCCCGCCCCGCCGGCGATCGGAATCGGCTGCCACCCGCCGACGCCGTCCCTGCTCCACTCCACCCTGAGCTCGACGGTCGCGGGCGTGGGCGTCCCGTTGTTGCTGTTCCACCCGTGAAGGCCGTCCACCCGTATCTCGACCTCGACCCGCATGGGGAACTTGGCCGACTCCCTTATCACCGGATCGGGGCCGTCGTCGTCCACGAACACGTCGTCTATCGTCCCCGCCTCGTCCTTGCGCTTCCTGCCTATCTCGACGCTGGCCTCGAGGGAATCGACCCAGCGGTCGTTGAAAACCCCCTCCTCGAAGTACCCCTTCTGCCGCACCTCTATTTTGTTCTCGGGGTCGTAGAAGGGGGGAGGGCTGGCGGGGTCGAGGTTCGGTGGGCGGTCGAAGCGGTAAGCGCGGGACTGCGTTTCCGCGCCGCCGTCGAGCGAGACCAGGTCTATCGTCCCGTTCCTTATCTTTTCAAGATTGAGCCCCGTCTGCCCGACGAGGAAAGTCCCGTACCAGTACAGATCCTCCCCGTCCCTGCCGTCGGGCCTCATGTACGGCTCGGACAGGAAGTACGGCGCGAACAGGTGCCGGCCCAGGATGATCGGGGCCTGCCTGCCCTCGGCGAACTCGTTCCTCGCGCCGGAGAGGTGGGGTATGGATTCAACGTCGCGCCTGCGGTTGTCGTTGCGGAGCCTTCGGAGCGCATCCTCCATCTGCCGCTCCGCCTCCCTCGCCGCGTTGCGGGCGGTGACGCCCGCCCATACGCCGACGCCCACGCTTATCACGGCGACGACGATGCTGGCGATCGCAAGAGCGGTGGCGCCGGGGTACTCCCTCACGTACACTACGTCGTCCTCTTTGACGGCGTAGTTTTTCGTGATTTCCTTGTCGCCAAGAAGCATCTTGCAGTGCTTCCAGTCGAGGTCAAGGTGTTTCCTGAGCCTGCCGTTGAAGTTGTATATTGTCCGCTCGGACTCGAGCCCCTTGAAGACGTTGACGATTCCCATGCGGTCATTCTGCCGGGAACGGCGGGGATAAACGATATTTAGCAGGTTTTTGCCGATAATCAATCGACAAGGAGACGAACATGGACTACGACGAACTGACCCCCGCCGAAAAAATAGCGTTGGCCGAATTCGCCCTGAAAATGCGGCAGACGCATGAGCCGCACGACAGACAGAGGAACCGCAAGCCGCTTGAGCAGCTCATAGAGGAGACGATTCAGACGGCACGGGAGATTGCGAAGGGGCTGTAAACCAGTCCAGCTTAACCACAAGCAATCCTTTGCGGCTAATGTCAAAGCCGACAATCTCATAGCCCAACGAACTCAATGCCTGCTGGATATCGTCCATGCGAGCAAGCATTTTTTTTCTTTCATTTTCCATGTCACAATCCCCCTGCGAACGTCCAGTACCCCTTCACGGGATACCTGCCTATGTCCTCCACGATCACGCCCTCGTTGATTACGGCGTGGATCATCCTCTTTTCGTCCAGCGCGTAGCCAAGGTGCAGGCGGCCGTCGTTCTCCATCTGCACCACGCACCCCGGCGCAAACTCGCATCGCTCAAGGCCGATGGCGTCCGCAAGCCTGACAAGCTCTGGATCGTAGCCCTTGTACCAGACGTCCTCTATCGGCGCGCCGTTCCTTTTCGCTATCAGCCATATAAGGCCGAAGCAGTCGAGCCCGCACTCGTCCCTGCCGTGGCGGGCGTAGGGGATCCCCACAAGGTCGGCTACTTTACGCAAGCAGGGCCTCGGAATCCAAGACCCACGGGTTCAGGTGCATCCCGAAGCGGTCGTCGGGGGAGGGGCTCCACGCTATCTGCTTCCCGTTCCAGCTCGCCGTGCCGTGCCGCTGCGTCATGCGCTCAAGCTCGGCGATCTGCCCGTCGTTTATGACCGCCCTCACGGCGATCTCGGCGCGGTCGTCGGCCATGTCGAACCATCGCAGCAGCTCCTCGCCGTAGCCGTTTTCCGACAGCGCCGACTCGTCGACGGTGATCTCAAGCGTCCCGCCCTGCGGAACCCCGCCGCTGGACTCCGGGAACTTCCACTTCATGGCCGTGGCTCTGTACGCGTTCCCCTGCCATGTGATATCCCTGTTGTCGTTGGTGAAGCGCCACGTCGCCCTGTCCGGGTGCCGAAGCTCTATCAGGACGTGCATCGGCGGGGCGGATCTTGAGAAAAGTCTTGAAAATGCGGTCAAGTCCATGTCTGCCCCCCTACGGTTGTTTTGCCTGCGGCTTTTCGTCGTCCGGCCACCGCACCTCGAAAGGCCAGCCTTCCTGCTCCCGCACGGCGAGCAGGGCCGCCAGCCGCTCCCGCCGATTGGCGGCGTACCCCTCGTCAATCTCCGCCCTGGCCGTGGCCTCCGGGGTTTGCAGCTCCGCAAGCCGATTCCGCAGCTCTGCCTCGCCCGCCTCGGCCATCAGCTCCTTGTACCGAGCCTCCGTTACCTGACCGGCGTCCAGCCGTTCGCGCGGGGTCATGGCGACGAACTCCCCATCGACGACCTTGTACCCGGGACGCTCGTCAAGGCCCGCCTCGAACCTCTCCACCTCGGTCATGGGTCGCAGCCTCCCGTCCTCGACGACATGGCCCGGGGGAGGGGGAAGCTCGCCTCGGAGCATCCTCTCCCCATCGCTGTCCCGCACGGGCCCGAACAAGCCGTTGCTTGCGAAATGGAAAAGCATAGGCCCGTGGCTCGTGCAGTCGTCTGCCGAGGCCACGAACGGGACGTACTCGTCCTCGTTGATAAACCGCACGTCAAGAACGATCTTGCCGCGCGCCGTGTCCGCCCATCGCGGATTTTTCGCGTTGGTAAACATTACGCTACCCTCCTCGCCAAGGTTACGACCGCTGGGTGCATTACAGCGCCGCTGATTCTCCACGAGCCGCTTAAAATACGAGCCTCCCAATCCTCGGGATCGGCTGTGTACACAATCTCATTGCCACGCCTGATCGCCCAAAATTGCAACCACGATTCGTTGACGCTAATTTCATTGCTGTTTGACACCAGTATGTACGAGCCTATTGGAAGGTTTGTCTCCCAAGCATTCGCCGTGCTGGCCGCCACCGCAACGGGGTGGGTGCCGATCCTTGGCACCCCCGTAAACGTAGGGCTAGCAATGTTGGCCCTGAGCGCGACCTGCGCCTCTGTCGCAACCAGCGTGCCGTTGGCCTGCGCAGGAGCGGTCTTGTTCGGCACGCGCAGGGTGCCATCGAGCAGCACGTCGCCCCTAATGTAGGCCCCGTTTGCTGGCACGAGGTTGCCATGGGTGAAGTCGTTCGACACCAATAGGCTACCCACTCTAATTTGCTGGGCTGCACCTACGGGAGTGAGGAGGCCTATCGGCTGATCGCTAATCAAGTTGGCGTGGGAATGCCCCGCATCGGCCTTGCTGTTTACGGCATCGAAAATGGCCGACGCAGGCCACCATCGCCTGCCGTGGACGTGCAGGCCGTTAGCCCATTCGGTGACGGAGCCGGCCGCGGCCATCTGGCTCGTCGGATCGCTTGAGCGACCGGCATCCCCCATGACGGCGCGGGATTCCACGTCCGACATCCGCGCAAGCATCTGCCAACGGTTAGTCTCGCCGCCGCTTGCGATCGCCCTGAATTCTACGGTGGCGTGATTCAGCGTGCCGGGAACCCCGCTTGTCATCGTCATTATGCGAAGGCTGAACACCCCGGTATTGCCGCTGTCGTCCGTCGGCGGCTCCTGCGTCATCACCTCCACCATTGCGCCCGCAAGGGGTATGGGGTCAGGCAGTCCCGGAGCCTGTACCGAGCCGTTTGCCGCATGGCTCCATCTGAATACCCCTACGACGTTTCCCTGGAACGCGTCATGGGCGCGAAGGTGCGAAATAAACTGTTCCACGGAAAAAACGGCGTGCTGGGGGCCAAGGTCGCCCAGTTGCACAAAGCTACGCGTTACATCGGCAAGGCCCATCCGATTCCTAAGGTCATGGAGGCTTAGGCTTCCGCTTCTCGCATAGTCCGCGGTCACGCCAGCAACAAAAAGATTTTCAGCGATTTGCGCCAAATCCTCGGGGAAAAACGAGGCCAATATCCCTTGCCTTCCCATTATCCGATCCCTTCCTGTTCCCCCGTTTTCTATCGCAAGCGGCCCCAGGGAGTCCCCAAGGCCCAACCTATCCCTAAGTTGACGGGTAGACATATGTCCCGTCCTAGCCCAGCTTCCGGTGAAAGCGGGGAAGAAAAGATTAGCTGGAGGGTCTTCCCCCAGGTGCTCGCTGGTAAGCAGTTGCATTATTCCGTTAGGGCCATTGACCTGCGATCTACCCGTGCCGCCCAGCCCGACCGGAACGAGGTCGCCGCCCAGAAGCTCCGTCACCGTCCCCCTGTCGTCGCCCCCGCCGGCCGAGACCCTTATCGCGAACGCGCGCCCCATGCCCACGCTGGCCGCGTCGTTGGGGGCTTGGGTGGTGAACGTAAGCGTCCATACCCCGTCCCAGTTCGGCCACCCGGTCGTCGTGGTCGGGGCCACCGTCACGGAGGCGTGTATCTGTAGCCCTGCCAGCGAGAACCGCAGGTTCCGTCCCGCCACATCCGTAAACGTCACGTTGCCGTTGCTCGAGTAGTCCCACCGGAACAAAGCCACCCTTGCGCCGACGGCCAGGCACCCGTGGTTTTGGAGGTGACGAAGGAAGGCGTTGGTCGTAAGATCGCCCGCGCCTACATTCGGAAGCATTATTGTCGCCACCGTTGATCGCAAGTCGTCCAACGCTACCTTGTCAGCCGCCGACATTAATCCCGCCACACTCGATGTCACTAGGCTGTTAAAATTACCAATAGGGAAAAATCTATGCGGCGCATTAGGCGGTAATGTGCCGCCCGCATTTTCAAGAACGCAGACATACGTTAGACCCTGAAAAGTTATAATATCGCCGACAAGCCATGATTCGGGGGGCGGCGTTACCCACTCCCCCCTGAACCTGAAAGCCACGCCCAGACGCTGCTTGTCTGCGGCTGACATGGCCCCCGCCGTCTGCGGGGTCGCCAAGGACATTTGCAGCGCGTCGCCGCTTAGTTCCAAGCCGTTGCCGCTATGCAACCGCAGGCTCACGGTTCTGTCGTTGACATTTACGCCTGTGCCGGCAAGCGGGCGCTGATCCGTCACGGTGAGATCCTGGAAGCCCTCAAGCTGCGTCCTTAGCGACCGTATCGCGGCGGCGGAGTTGTCGGCCATCTGCGTGAGGCTCTGCGAGTGCGCACCCGTCTGTTCGGCGGGATTCTGGACGATGCGCTCGCCCAACATCTCGTCGGTGACGGAACCGTCGGAAAACATCTCGTCCCTCAAAGATTCGACGCGCGCCTTGGCCGCGTCGAGCGTCTCGACGGCCCTGTCGTCGGCGTGCCCCTTCGCGGCGTCCAGGGTCTCCTCGTCCCCCCGCTTCCGCTGCTCCCTCTCGGCCTCGATCAGCCCCAGGATCCACTCCCTCAGCGGCTCGGGCATCGACTCCCAGTCCCCCATCTCGACCAGCCCGAACGTGGCCTTCACCGAATTCCTGAAGCCGTCGAAACGGAGGGAATCGACGACGAATTTGTACAGGGACGTCCCCCTTCCCCCAAGGGTGCGCATCCGAAAGGGGAGCGCGCCGTGCAGAAGGACTTCCTCGTACCACCACTTGAACATCGCGAACTCGGTGTGGCTTCCGTCCGGCGACTCGGGGTTGTCCAGCATGAGGGAGAGGGAGGGGTACTCCTTGGGCACCCACGAGTTTTTGGGCGTCCGCCTTTCCTTCCCGCTTTCGAACCTGGTGGTGTCGATGTTCTCGGGCTCGTACCCGTACTCGCCGTCGAATCCGAAATTCGTGTTTACCCGCTCTTCCCAGTCCGGCACGCTCACCATGTCGATACCCCCGCCCCTTTGTTTCTGGCCTCGCGTCGGTCCAGGGCCCCGTCGTACCTGCCATTCGCCAGCCCGTCGCTTACTATTTTGTCGATCGCAAGAGTGAGGCCGCCAGCGTCGAAACTTTGGCTCACCCTTGCCTTGCGCCCCATGTTGTTGTGCACTGTGACGTTGTATCCCGCCGCGGCCGGGCGGTAGGCCATGTTCGCGAGGTTCGCCATGGCCTGCATCGTGTTTTTCCACTGCGCGGGCTGTATGAATATCTCCCG